TTATTTGATAAATAGAGAAAATGTAGACTGGCTTATAACTAAAAGTGGAGTTTCTTGGAAGTTTGATATGGTGGTTATTGATGAGCTTTCATCTTTTAAGTCCTATCAAGCGAAAAGGTTTAAGTCACTTCTTAAAGTAAGACCTAAAATAAAAAGAATTGTTGGGCTTACGGGAACACCAAGTTCTAACGGATTAATGGATTTATGGGCAGAGTTTAGACTGCTTGATATGGGAGAAAGACTTGGAAGATATATCACTTACTATAGGCAGAACTTCTTTGTACCAGATAAAAGAAATCAGCAGATGATATTTTCATATAAACCAAAGGAAGGTTCAGAGAAGATGATATATAGCCTAATATCAGATATCACAATTTCTATGAAGTCAAAAGATTTTCTAAAGATGCCAGAGTGTGTCATGAATGAGGTTGTGGTTTCGCTGTCAGATAAAGAACAAAAGTTATACGATTCTTTGAAACAAGATATGGTGCTATCCCTTGAAGAAAACGAGATTGATGCTATCAATGCAGCAGCACTTTCAAACAAACTTCTTCAGATGTCAAATGGTGCTGTCTATAACGATGACAAGGAGAGTCTCCATATACACGATAGAAAGCTTGATGCTTTAGAGGATTTAATCGAAGGTGCAAATGGCAAACCAGTTCTTGTGGCTTATTGGTTTAAACATGATTTGGAAAAAATAAAAGATAGATTTGATGTCAGAAAAATTAAATCAGCTAAGGATATATCGGATTGGAATGAAGGTAAAATTCCTGTGGCTTTAATTCATCCTGCAAGTGCAGGTCATGGACTCAATCTTCAAGCTGGGGGATCGACTCTAATATGGTTTGGACTGACCTGGTCACTGGAGTTATATCAGCAGACCAATGCCAGACTTTACCGTCAAGGGCAAGATAGTACGGTTGTCATTCATCACATTCTAACTAAAGGAACGATTGATGAAGATGTTATGAAAGCCCTTAAGGCAAAAGAAAAAATACAAGATGCACTGATAGATTCAGTGAAAGCAAGATTAAAGTAACGAGGAAGAGAGGTTCTATGGAGAACTTACCTCAGATGGAGGTAAGAATGGATAAAAAAGAATATTTAAAGCAACACAGATTACTAAATCGAATTATTGAACTTGATTTAGAGGAATTAAAAAGAATTAGAGAGTTATCAGTCAGTGTTTCAAGTATTGCTTTTGATAGAGATTATGTACAAACTACTAGAGATACAAGAGCACCATTTGAGAAATGGCTTGATAAAATAAACATTCTTGAGATAAAGATAGCTAATGAAGTGAATCTTTTTATGGACTTAAAACTTCAGATACTTGAAACAATAGAACAATTAGAAAGTATTGATGAAAAGCTGGTTTTGAATTACAGATACGTTAAAGGTCTAGAATGGGATGAGATATGTTCCCTGCTATTTGCAAGTGAAAGGACGATATTTAGGTGGCATGGAAATGCTCTAGCAAAGCTGAAACTGCCTGAAAATCCAATTAATATTAAAAGTTGTCAGCTAATGGCAGTTGATGGCAGTGATTGTCAGTAGATGTCATAGCATCAAATATGGTATGATATACTTGTCAGAAGTATAAATAAAACAGGGCCTTGAGGGATAAATCCTTCAGGGCTTTTCTTATGTATGGGAGGAGGTGGAAGGCTTGCCAAGAAAACCAAAGCGTCCATGTTCATATTCTGGATGCCCGAACTTAACTGATGGTAGGTTTTGTGAAAAGCATCAAAAAGAGGAGAACAAACGCTACGAGAAGTACGACAGAAATCCTGTTGTACGCCGTAGGTATGGACGAGTATGGAAAAGAGTAAGAGATGCTTATGTTAAGGAGCATCCATTTTGTGAGGAGTGTTTTAAGAAGAAAATTTTAGTACCTGTAGAAGAAGTACATCACATCAAACCCTTATCAGAAGGTGGAAATCATAATAAAAGTAATTTGATTTCTTTATGCAAATCGTGTCATGCGAGAATACATGCAAGTCGTGGTGATAGATGGAATAAAAATAAGGGGTAGGGGGCGTAAAATCTCTACAAACCTATCCACTGGGGAACGGGCGTGGGGGCTCACGCACAAAAAGAGAGGTTCAAACAGGGTATTAAAGAAAGTAAAAATTTAAGGAGTGATAATTTGGCTAAAGACGGAACATATAGAGGAGGAAGAAGGGTCAGAGCTGGAGATAAGCCAAAGTCAGTAGCTGAAAAAATACAAGCTGGGGAAATGGTGAAAATACTAGCAAATGATATACCAGATGAATACTACGCAGAACTGGAATCTGTAGATTTACCAGAAGGGGTAGAACTTGAAGGTATGGATATGCCCAAACCAAGTGAGTATCTATCTGCTAAGCAAAAGAGTGGGATACCGCTTGGAGCAGACCGCATATATAAAGAAACATGGCAGTGGCTAAAGGAAAGAAAATGCGAAAAGTTGGTAAACAAAAGGCTTATTGAATCTTATTCACAAGCATTTGCTAGATATATTCAGTGTGAAGAAGCAATCAGTAGGTACGGAATGCTTGGAAAACATCCAACCACCGGAGGTGTAATTGCCTCTCCATTTATACAGATGTCTAGTCAGTTTCAAAAAACAGCAAACCTAATTTGGTATGAGATTTATGACATTGTAAAGCAAAATTGTACAGAAATTTTTGAAGAAGAAAGTAATGATCCCATGGAAAGATTACTGAGAGGAGGAAGGTAGAAAATGATAGAAAAAGTAAATCCAATGCATCCTGATAAAATAGCAGATAGGATAGCAGGTGCAATAGTAGATTTAACATATAAGGCAAATGACAACCCTAAGGTTGCAGTTGAAGTGTTAATTGGACACGGTGTGTGCCATGTTATTATTGAAACAACAGAAAAACTCTATCAAGAGCCAATTGAAAAAATCATTCATCGTATCGCAGGCGATGTGAAGGCGGATATTTTGATTGTTCCTCAAGATGTACATTTGACAAACAATCAAAAGGACAAGGTGCGCTGTGGTGATAATGGTATCTTTAAGGGAGTGCCTTTAACAGACGAACAGAAGGAACTATCAAAAATAGCAAGAGAAATTTATAATAAATATCCGTATGATGGTAAGTATATCTTAGATGAAACAAGGCTGATTATTTGTCAGAGTAATGCTAAAACATCAGAGCTTAGAGAAACCTATCCCTATGCAGAAGTAAATCCACTAGGAGATTGGACTGGTGGAACTGATGTAGACACAGGAGCTACCAATAGAAAACTTGGGTCAGATATGGCAGACTCCGTAACTGGTGGAGGACTTCATGGGAAAGACTTGTCAAAGGCAGATGTATCTATAAACATCTATGCTTTTCTAAAAGCACGGGAGATGGGCGAAGAAGTTAAACTTTGCTGTGCAATCGGGGATAGAGAAGTAGATGGTAAGTCTTATGATGAGATAGTAAGACTAGCGAAAGAATATATAGACTCCGTAGGCGGATTTGAAAAATTTGCCGAGTGGGGTCTTTTTTAATGGGAGGAGTTTATGGGAAAAGAAATGCAGTATTATCTAGCAGATATTAATGACCTCATTCCATATATTAGAAACGCTCGTACCCACTCAGAGAGTCAAATAGCTCAGATTGCTGCAAGCATAAAGGAGTTTGGTTTTTTATCTCCGATACTCATAGCGGAAGATAATACAATTTTAGCCGGACATGGCAGACTTGCAGCAGCTAGGAAACTTGGGCTAAAGCAAGTACCATGCGTTAAGGAAAGCCACTTAACTGAAACTCAAAGACGGGCATATATTATTGCAGACAATAAACTATCACTTAACGCTGGCTGGGATGATGAGATGCTTGCGATTGAACTTTCTGAATTACAAGGAGCAGATTTCGATTTAGAACTTTTAGGTTTTGATGAAAGTGAACTTGCCAGTATTTTTGAAGATGATAAAGAAGTAGAAGATGACGATTTTGATGTTGAAGAAGAACTAAATAAACCATGCTTTTCTAAGGCAGGTGATATTTGGACACTTGGCAGGCATAGACTTATCTGTGGTGATGCAACTAAAGAAGAAACTTACAAGCGTTTGATGGATGGAAAGAAAGCAAATCTTGTAGTAACCGATCCACCCTACAACGTAAACTATGAGGGTAGTGCAGGCAAGATTAAAAACGATAATATGAATACAGAGAAGTTCTATAACTTCTTACTTGATGCCTTTTCTAACATGGAAAAAGTGATGGCAGATGATGCATCTATTTATGTTTTTCATGCAGATACGGAAGGCTTGAATTTTAGAAAAGCATTTAACGATGCAGGATTTTATCTATCAGGCTGTTGCATATGGAAGAAACCGTCACTTGTTCTTGGCAGAAGTCCATATCAATGGCAACATGAACCCTGTCTATATGGTTGGAAGAAGAAAGGAAAACATCAGTGGTATTCAGGAAGAAAAGAAACCACCATATGGGAATTTGAAAAGCCTAAGAAAAATGCAGACCATCCTACCATGAAACCTATTGCACTACTCGCATATCCTATCACTAACTCAAGTATGAGTAACACCCTTATACTTGATCCATTTGGTGGTAGTGGTAGCACGTTAATTGCTTGTGAGCAAACAGACCGTTCTTGTTATACTATTGAACTTGATGAAAAGTTCTGTGATGTAATCGTCAAAAGATATATTGAGCAGGTTGGAACTTATAAAGATGTATCAGTGTTAAGAGATGGAAAAGAATATCTATATAGCGAGGTGACTGCTGATGAGTAAGGAATTAACTCTTGGCAGTCTTTTTGATGGAAGTGGAGGCTTTTTGCTTGGAGCAAAGCTATTGGGAATTAAACCTATATGGGCATCAGAAATTGAGCCATTTCCCATCAGGGTTACAACAAAAAGAATGCCGGAAGTAAAACACCTAGGGGATGTATCAGATATAAAAGGCTATGAAATAGAGCCGGTGGATATTATAACTTTTGGTAGTCCCTGTCAGGATATGTCCATAGCAGGGAAAAGAGCGGGACTTAACGGTTCTCGCTCTAATTTATTTTATGAGGCAATAAGAATTATTAAAGAAATGAGGGAGAGGACGAATGGAACAAAACCAAGATACATCGTTTGGGAAAATGTCCCAGGGGCATTCTCCTCAAACAAGGGAGAAGATTTTAAAAAAGTACTTAAAGAAATCTGTGAAATCAAAGGATATCAAACTGATGTGCCTAGACCTAACAGGTGGCAAAATGCAGGCCTTATCCTGGCAGATGATTTCAGCCTCGCATGGAGGGTATTT